CTTTAACGTAATCGAGCAATAAAAGTTTTTAGGGTGTAGTTTTTAGCGAAAGATAGCGAAAGATGGTAAGAGAAAGATGGATGAAAAGACAATTAATAGCGAAATCAAGCGACTTGAAAAGATTTTCAAGAACATAGACGTAGATAAACGCAATCTTTGTAAACAACTGATACAAAATGCGGCTTTCATGGCTGTTTCTCTCAAGGATCTCCAGGCACAGATCCAAGAGGATGGTTGGGTAGAAGATTATCAGAACGGGGCAAACCAAAAAGGCAGAAAAACAGGTTCGGCAGCTGTGCTATATACCAAATTGGTCAATAATTACCGTCAGGTGATATCCGACCTGTGCAAATTACTGCCAAAGGGAGAACAAGAGATGGCTCGGATATCTTCCGATCCGATGGCCGACTTCCTGAATGAATGAAGATTGCTCACGATTCGACAAACTATATCATCAAGTACAACAATGCAATCCAAAGTGGGAAGATAGTTGCCGGAGAGAAGATTAAGAAGATATATAAGCAATTAGCGGAGGATTGTAAGAAAAAAGGTGATTATCGGTTTGATATAAGCAAGGCTTCAAAGGTTATCTACTTTGTGGAAACCTTTTGCAGACAGTCGAAGGGTGAGATGGGCAAACCTATCAAACTTGAACTGTTTCAGAAAGCCGCACTACAAGCCATTTTTGGCTTTGTAGATGACGAAGGATATAGAAAATACAATGAAGTCCTGTGGATAATGGCACGAAAAAACGGAAAGTCATGCTTGTTATCCGCTATAGGACTTTACATGATGCTCGGAGATAAGGAAGGTGGTGCAGAGGTTGACTGCGTAGCCTCCAAGAAGGACCAGGCCAAAATCGTGTTTGATGAAGCACGCAACATGGTTTCACAGAGTCCTTACCTTGCCAAATACATCAAGAAGCGTAGGACAGATATGTATAGTCCATACAACTTCGGTGTATTTCAACCATTATCTAGTGATAGTAATACGCTTGACGGCCTTAACCCACATTGCGGTATCATTGACGAATTACATTCGATCAAAGACCGAAACATCTATGATGTAGTCAAACAGGGTATGTCGGCCCGTAAGCAACCGATGTTGTTTCAAATAACAACAAGCGGTATGAATCGCAATACGATTTACGATTCACAATATGAATATGCGGAGAAAGTGCTCAACGGAGATGTTCCGGATGAGCATTTTTTGCCGCTTATATACGAACTTGACAGTTCCAATGAGTGGACAGATCCGCAGATGTGGATAAAAGCCAATCCAGGACTAGGCACGATAAAATCAGTCAAAACGCTGACGGATAACGTGGAAAAAGCCAAAAATGACGTTTCTTTCCGTCCGACAGTGCTGACAAAGGACTTTAATCTGAAAAACGTGTCTGCTGACACTTGGTTGACATGGGAACAGCTTGATAACGAGGAAACCTTTGAAATAGATGATGTGGTAAACACTTATGCCATTGGTGGTTGTGACTTATCAGCTACAGTGGATCTGACGTGTGCCACACTCTTGATCCGGAAGAGAAACGATGAAAAAATATATGTTTTGCAGCAGTATTTTCTTCCGCAATCAAGGATTGATACGTTAGAAGCAACAACAACAAAAGAGGCTCCATACAAGATATGGGCAGAGAGAGGATTATTGACCATTTGTCAGGGAACAATGGTCAATTTTTCTGATGTGACTGCATGGTTTAAGAGGATGCAGGATGAATATCGTATAGATATGTGGCGCTGCGGATATGACCGAGCGCTTGCAGGGTATTGGGCGGAAGAGATGACACAGACGTTTGGTGAGTCTGTAATGGAAAAGGTTGTGCAAGGACCTATCACATGGACTGCTCCTATGAAGGAACTTGGCGCAATGCTGACAGATAAGATGGTCAACTACAACAACAATCCGATGTTGAAATGGTGTCTGTCTAATACCGGAGTTAAGACATCCGGCACAGTTGAAAGTATTCAACCGGTCAAAATACAGCAGAACAGACGTATTGACGGAATGGTATCACTGCTTAACGCATACACATTGTATGTGAAATACAGAGAAGATTACTTAAACATGGTTGGATGAGGAAGAAATAATGGCTTTTTGGACAAGAAAAACAAACGCAGTTGGGGCATCAACACAGAGGACTTCGGTGGTTCCGTTAAGTACACAGACTTGGAACTACCATTTTTTGAATGGAGACTTTGTAAAGATTGATCTGATCGCAACAAGCATAGACGCATTGGCTCGTAATATCGGCAAAATAGAGCTTACAAGCGTTATGGAGAAGAAAAACTCTGTTGCCGAAATGGATACAACATCTGATGTTGCCAGAGTCTTGCGTAATCCTAATCCATACATGACTTCATATGACTTTCTGTATAAGATTGCGAGTCTGTATTACATAACAAATAACGTGTTTATTTGGCCTGAATATGACAATAAAGGCACATTGGTAGCACTGTGGCCTATAAATTACCGTAATTTCTGCTTAAAAAAGACGGATAACGGCATTCTGATAGCACAGTTTCAGCTGAATTACTTTAACACGTACACAGTTCCATATTCCAGGTTGATTCATCTGCGGAATAAGTACACAACGGATGACTTGTTCGGAGACTCAAATGACTCTCTGAATCCTATTGCAGAACTTACAAACGCACAGAATCAGGGAATAATCAACGGAATCAAGAACAGCGCACTGATCCGAGGCATATTGAAGTCGGTTAATGTCATAAAAGAGGAAGATATGACAAAGGCCCGTGATCAGTTCGTGAAAGATAACCTTTCAGCATCTAATTCCGGTGGCGTAATGGTCATTGACGGCAAGTTTGACTATCAGAACATTGAGAGCAAGCCATACATCATTGATGCTGACACAATGAAAGAGGTCAAAGAGAGGATTTATTCCTACTTTGGCATAAATGATGAGTTTGTTCAGAACAGGTTCACATCAGAGCAGTATGAGGCTGTATATGAGGGAAGAATAGAACCGTTTGCCATGATGATCAGCCAAGCCTTCACGTCAAAGCTATTTACGGCCCGTGAGCGTGGTTTTGGCAATAAAGTCGAGGCTAATATGGCTAAACTTAAATATCAGCCTATGTTGGTCATCACAAGGGTTATAGCAGCCACAAATCAGCTAGGTCTGTTTACCCGTGATGAGTATAGGGAAATGCTTGGATATCAGCCGTTAGGTCCTGAAAGAGGCGGAGATGACATCATGATTGCAGTTAACAATATGGAATCAGATGATCAGGTAAGCCAGGAAAAACAGCAAGAAAAGGACGAGAAAAAGAAAGAAGACAAGGAGTATGATTATGAATAAGGAGAAAAGGGCATATCTTTGTGACGTTCAGACTCGTACCGATGAAAAACACGGGAATGTGATAGAAGGCATACCGATTGTGTACGATGTCGAGACAGACATTGGTGGTATGTGGAAAGAGATAGTTGACAGAGGCGCACTCGATCAGGCTGACCTGAAAGATGTGCGTTTTTTAGTTAATCATGATATAGATTCGATTCCTCTTGCAAGGAGTCGGAATAATAACGAGAACAGCACAATGCAGATGACGGTAGAGCCTGACGGTCTGCATATACGTGTCGATTTGGACACAGAAGGCAATCCGAGAGCCAAGGAACTGTATTCAGCAGTTAAAAGGCAGGATATCAGCGGAATGTCCTTCATGTTTTCGGTTAAGAGTGATCAGTGGGATGACCTGGATTCAGATTATCCCACTCGTCATATAACGGCACTAGACAAGGTATTTGAAGTGTCAGCAGTTACGTTTCCTGCATATGAACAGACTTCAATCAATGCCCGTTCAGTGGAGACCGGACAGGCATCGCTGGAAAGCGCAAGAGAGGCATTGGAGAATGCGAGAAAGGTTGAGGAACTTCGTAAGCAGATATTAGAGAGGTGCAAAAAATGACAAAAGAAATTAACGAGATCCTTGAGGAGCTTAATCAGATCGAGAGCCGCAAAGCCGAGATAGCCACAGAGGTTGAAACGGCAGAGGCATCCGTTCTTGAAGAACGTGACAAGGAATCAAAAGAGCTTGAAGCTCGCAAGGCTGAACTTCTTGCACGCAAGGAAGAACTTGAGGCAGAAGAAAGAGCAGCCAAGGAAGTTGCAGAAGAAAAAGTAGAAACGGAAGATATTCCTCTTCCGACAGAAGAAAGGATGAACGAAATGGAAAAGATTTACGGAATTGACTCGGAAGAGTACAGAAGCGCATGGGCAAAGAAACTCATGAAGAAAGAGCTTTCAGAAGTAGAAGAAAGAGCATACGCATCAACAGACGCAGGTAATGCTGTTCCCACAGCTGTTGCTGACAAATTCTTTGAGAAGATCAAGAAACTTGCTCCTATGCTTTCAGAGATCACTCTGATGCAGGTTGCAGGTAATATCAAGTTTATCGCAGAAGGAACAAGAAATGCTGCACAGCTTCACGCAGAGAACACAGCATTTGCTCCTGCTGCTGATACAACCGTATCGGTTACGCTTGGTGGTAATGAGTTCATGAAGGTTATCAGAATCTCAAAGGCCGCTGAAACCATGAGCATCAATGCGTTTGAGAATTGGCTCGTTGATATGCTTTCAGGCGATATCGCTCGTGCTATCGATGATTTCATCATCAATGACAACACAAACGGTATTGTAAAGATGGTTTCAACAGCAACCACAAACAAGATCACACAGACTGCTACAGCAGGTTATGGTTATAAGGATATCTGCAATCTTGTTGCACTCCTTCCTGCCGGTTACGATGCAGAAGCAAAATTCCTCGTATCCAAGAAGGTCCTCTTTAACGAGGTTAAGGGCATTCTTGACACCAACAAGAGACCTATCTTTGATCCTGTTGAAAAGACTCTGTTCGGATATCCGGTAGTAGTTGATGACTATGTACCTTCAGATAAGAATCAGATCTTCCTGGGCAAGTGGACGGATGTTGTCGGAAACCTTTCACAGCCTGTTACAGTTGATCGTTCAGAGGAAAGCGGATTCCTTAACAACAGCATTGACTTCAGAGGCACAGCTATCTTCGATAGTAAACTTGCCAAGAATGATGCCATTGTTTGGATAGCAAACGCATAAGGCTTTTTGTTCATTGAGAGGAGTGTTTCCTTCCTAGCACTCCTCTCTCCTCCATTTTAGGAAGGATAGGAGCGAAAGATGAAAAACAAAATAATGGTAGCGGTTCCCACACGGGAATATATTGACGTAGACTCTGAAAAGTGCATCAGAAAGCTAGAAAAGGATTCTTGGCTTAATAAGAGCATTCAGGTAGATGTCGAGATGATGCCAGGTACGATCATACATGATATGCGGTATGCGTTAGCAGAAGCCGCTATAAAAAACAAGTATGACTACATACTTTGGGTTGATTCAGACATGGTATTTGAATCCACAGTCCTTTATGACTTGCTTGAGGCAGACAAAGATATTGTTTCGGCAGTGTGTTTTATGCGTAGAGCGCCTTATGAGCCGTGTATTTATTCAAAAATGCGAATGGGTGCATCATTGGAAGAGGATCAGATCGAGAAATACTTTGATTATCCTGATGGGGTTTTTGAAGTAGAGGCTTGCGGAATGGCAATGTGTCTGATGAAGGTTGTAGTCCTTGAGGACATCATCTATCACACAGGACAGCCGTTCTTTCCGGTAAAGTCCAACCATAGAACATTGGGAGAGGATTTGTCATTTTGTTATAACGCACGCAAATGCGGTCACAAGATATGGGCAACATCCAAGCCAAAAGTCGGACATATCGGCAAGTTGATAGTGGATGAAGACTCTTACAATATGTTGAGGAAAAATCATGGTTAAGTTTTCGATCATCATGCCCTGCTACCATTCAGAGGAATTTGTCGGTAAGGCAATAAAGAGTGTTCAAGATCAGTCTTTTAAGAACTATGAACTGATAGTTACTTGCGAGAAAGAGGATAAAAAGACTGTTGAAGCCGTAAAAAAATGCGGTGTTGAGCCTATAGTCGGAGATTACGGATCGGTTGGATATTCACGTAATGACGGTATGGTTCATGCAACAGGCGAATATATCCTCTTTCTTGACAGTGATGATTGGTATTTGCACTCGGAATGTCTTGCCATGCTAGACCAATTTACAAGATATCAGGTGGATATCCTGACGTTTGCTTTTATATTCGGCATACATGGATATACACCGACAACCGGAAATAATGGCGCTATGTACCCGTGTGTGTGGTCCAGAGCATGGAGAAGAGCTTTCTTGGAGAAGAATGATATCAAGTTTTCTGATGCAAAGACAGCAGAGGACCTTGAGTTTACCGGAAAAGCTCTTGAATGCAATCCTGCTCACAGACTCACGGATATTCCTTTTATCTACTACACGTACCCAAGAGAAGGGTCATTAATGTATGAATATGAAAGAAACAGCAATAAAGAACAGAAAGACAAGGCTTAATCATATTCTTGCATCAGCAGGTATGAGGATGATTGACGGGAAGATAGCAGAAACACCGGAGAAGTATCCGGAAGAACAGAGAGGAAATCATGACAGACACAGAATTATTAACACTATGTAGAACATCCATCAGGATCACTTCCACAGCATATGATGGCATGATTACCAATCTGATCAATGCCGCAAAGGAAGACATAAGTGAATCATGTGATGTCAGTTTTGACAACACAAACCTGAATGAGTGCAATGCGGTTGTTCTGTACGTTAAGGGAATGTTCCCTTATCAGCCTGATGAAAAATCTTGGGATTTATACCAAGACAGATTGTCAGTAATCGGAACACGCAAGATTGGACTTGAGGAGCCGGAGGAGGAAACACCATGAGAGATATGGGTCTCTTGAAGTTGTATGCTCTTACAAATACATCCGGAGACGGAGATGCTCCTGTTGAAGTGCTTGAAAGTGTCGGAACAGCCTATTATGCGGAGAGGACGGTTGGATATAACCGTATTTATGCCGCAAAAGGCGCAGATGAGGAGATAGATGTCCTTGTTCGGTGCTATAACACTGATGTTCCCTATTCAGCCAAGTATGTCATCCTGGAGGACGGCAACCAATATCAAATATCCGTCAAACAGAAAATCGTTGATGAAGATGCCACAGATTTGACCTTAAGAAGAATGGAGGAATATTACGATGTCTCTGACGAGCAAAGCACAAATACTCCGTGATGCGCTTAAGGCCATAGAAGGTCTGAAATGTTATCACTTATTCAAACCGGCATCAGTCAAAGCTCCATATTGTGTATGGCAGGAAGATTCCGAAGGAACAAGCCGCTATGCCGACAATATGAAGGCTGAACAGGTGTTGACTCTGACAGTCGATTATTTCACAACAACGGAATATGACACAATGACGGACTCTATACAAAGTGCGCTGAATAACGCACAAGTATCATGGACTCTTAACTCATTCCAATACGAGCAGGAGACCAAGTTATTGCATTATGAGTGGATTGTTGAGGTTATCTAATGGCCAAGTTTCAGTTTGAAGGTGTTGATGATCTGATTGCAGAATACAGCAAATTATATGACAACACAGAGGAAATGATAGGAAAAGCAATCTATCAGGGAGCCGGTGTTGTTTTTAAGAGTATTCAGCAGGCAGTAGATGGAATAAACACGGATGACAGTCATGAATTTGGTACATCCGATAATCCCAAAAGTGGTCCTACATCAATTCAGAAACAAGGACTGATACATTCACTCGGTATTGCCAAAATGCGTAATGACGGAGGCTTTCGGAACGTCAAGATAGGTTTTGATGGTTATAATTACGTCAAGACAAAGACTTGGCCTAAAGGTCAACCTAATGCAATGGTGGCAAGATCCATAGAATCAGGCACTTCATGGATGAGTAAACAACCATTTATGCGAAAGGCAGAGAACAGTTCCAAAAGACGATGTGAACAGGTAATGGCAGATACCATAGATAAGGAATTAACAAAAATTGTCAAAGGAGAATAAAAGATGGCAAACGGAAAAGTTATAACAGGCTATTCACAGCCGATTGTTGCTAAATACAATTATAGCAACAGCACAATCAGTTATACGAATGTAATGCCTCTTGCTCGTGGTGTTGAGGTACAGATGGAAGTCGAGATCGGTGATGCAACAAACTTTTTTGCTGATAACACTATTGCCGAGGCAGTTGCAGGACAGTTTAACGGTGCAACAGCAACACTTACGGTTGACGGACTTAAAGACACGGCCCGTAATCTTATCGCAGGTCTTGTTACCTCAAAGACCATTACTGTAAACACAACAACTACAGTATCCGCAAAGGTATACGATGACCTTCAGGTTATTCCCTATGTGGGCATCGGCT